TGTTGAATTATATGCTGGAGTTGACCCTGCAAGCTCTTTGTCTGCTAGGGCTGATTATTTTGTTATCGCCATTATTGCTATTGATAATGAAAATAATAAATATGTTGTAGATATATACAGGAACAGGATATCTCCTGCAGAACAACCTAAGCTTATTATAGATTATTATAAAAAATACAGACCTAGAAGAGTAAAAATAGAAACAGTCGGTTATCAAGAAGCTTTGAGAACTGGAGTTAGAGAAATAATGAAGGAGGAAGAATTATATATACCAGGTTTAGAGGCAGGGGTAAAGCCTCGTAACGCCAAGTCGGAAAGATTATTATCATTAGTGCCTATATTTGCAAAAGGGCATTTTTACTTTAGACCAGAGGATACGCATGCTCAAGGTGAGTTTCTATCTTATCCTAAAGGAAAGCACGATGATATTATGGATGCTATATGGACAGCTTTAGATGGAGCAAAACCTTGTAGAATTAAGGATTTTGAGATATTATCTGAAGAAGAATGGCGTAAACCAAAGAAAAAACTTGATTGGTTAACATTATAATTCGTAAATTAAGCAGATGGACTATACCAAAAAAGACAAAAAAGACGTAGTTAATGAGACTTTAGATTTGTTTGACAAGTATTCTCAAAAAAGAGATACATGGGCTCAACATGCGAAAGAAGATAAAGAATTTAGATTAGGTAAACAATGGTCCGCAGAGCAAAAAGAAGTCTTAGAGAGTAGAGGTCAAGCTCCTATAGTTATAAATAGAATACATCCAGCTGTAGAATCGGCTAAATCTATGTTAACTGCTAATAGACCATCTTTTAGAGCTGCTCCAAGAGAAGACTCTGATAATAAAATAGCTCAAGTTATAAGCGCTATGCTTACTTATATGTATGATATATCTGATGGTAGAACTGTAGTAAGACAAGCTGTAGATGATTATTATGTAATGGGATGCGGATATATACATGTATATCAAGACCCTACTAAAGATGCTGGAAAAGGGGAGGTCTGCTTTACTGACGTTGACCCTTTAGATGTATATGTAGACCCTAATAGCAGAAGCAGGTATTTTGATGATGCTGAAAATATTATAATATCAAAGTTATTCACAAAAGACCAGGCTAAAAAGCTTTGGCCTATGTATGAAAAGAAAATTGAGAATGCTGCGTCTAGTTCGCCTTTTGGAAAAGGTAATGATTGGAATATGCCTTCAACGGAAAGAGAAGATGATGGTCAGGTTCAGTTTCCTGAAGATGTTGGAAGGTTAAATGAGCAAGATTATATAAGGGGCTATGAAAGATATTATAAAGTAGATGTAGAAGAATATAGGATTTTTGAAAAGTTTTCAAAAGAAGAACATTTATTAGATGAAAACAAATTTAAGGAATATTTACAAAAACCAGCTTTTTATGTTAATGGTCAGTTAATAATAGAGCAAGATAAAGCTGCCGCTGTATATGCTCAATTAATGACTCAGAATGCTCAAAGGCTTGAACAAGAGCTTGTTGAGATGACTCAAAGTGGTTATTCAGAATCTGAAATAAAAGAATATGAAGAGAGAGGACCTGAGAAAGTCCCATTTGTCCAAATAACATTTCAAGATTTAGTAAAAGAGAAAAAGATTGATGTTGTAAAAGTTACTATAAAAAGAATACAACAATGCGTAATAGTAGGAGATACTAAATTATATTCAAGGGTTTTACCTTTAGAACATTATCCTATTATACCAGTAATGAACATACATACAAGAACTCCTTATCCTGTTTCTGATGTAAGATTAGTAAAAGGTTTACAGGAGTATATAAATAAAACACGTTCTTTGATAATAGCTCATGCTACTACAAGTACTAATACTAAAATATTAGTTCCTGAAGGAAGTGTTGATATGAAAGAATTTGAAGAGAAGTGGGCTCAACCAGGAGTTGCAATCCCCTATGACCCCACAGACGGCGCTCCTATGCCAGTTCAGCCCACACCTCTTCCTAATGAATTGTATCAAAATGAGCAAACAGCTAAAAATGATATAGACCATGCATTAGGCTTATATGAAATGATGATGGGTAATAGCCAAGCTGCTCCACAAACTTATAAGGCTACTATAAGTATAGATGAATTTGGACAAAGGAAGATGAAATCTAAACTTGCTGATATAGAAGCAGCTTTAACAAGGGTAGGGCAAGTAGCAATACCTTTAATGCAGCAACTATATACTAGTGAAAAAGTATTTAGAGTTATACAACCTAATAACTCAATGAGCAAATATGTCGTAAATAAGAAGCTTATTGATGATAAAACAGGTGAAATAAAGATTTTTAATAAGATAGCAATAGGCAAATATGATGTTATAGTAGTTACTGGTTCAACACTTCCGTCTAATAGATATGCGGAACTTGAATTTTACATGGATGCCTATCAAAAAGGACTTATTGACAGACAAGAAGTTCTTAAGAAAACTGAGATATTTGATATGGAAGGAGTTATGGAAAGAACTGATGTTATTGCCAAACTTCAAAATCAAGTTCAGCAAGCTGGAGAAGAAATTAAAAAACTTAAGGGTGATTTGCAATCTAGAGATAGAGAGGCAGTTAACCTTAGAAAACGGATTGAAGTTGAGAAGTTTAAAAACGACCTTGACCAAGTTAGTAATAAAGCTAAGGCGGCAGGGACTGTTTATGAAAAACGACTTGATGACAGTCTATCCACTGTGAAACAGCAGATTCGAGATTCTGCTAAAAATCTAGGCTCACCCTCTTCTGGTGGAAAAGAGGCAGCTAAAAGGAGAAAGAAATAAATGTCACAAGAAAATGTACAAAATACAGACACCCCTCAAGAAGGTCAAGGCGCTGATTCTGGAGAGCAATATGCATCCTTAGAAGAAGCTGTTTTTGGCGAGGGCTTTGTAGAGTCAACAGGAGAAAGTGCTTTTAATAATGGTAATGAAGGGAATACTGAAACAGCTCCTCAAGAAGGACAACCTGTTCAGGATAATGTAGTAGAGGATAATCAGCAATCTAGAGAAGTTGCAAATGATGATAGAAGGTATCAATATTGGCAATCTCAAGCAGATAAAATGGCTAACGAGAATAAGGCTTTAAAGAATCAAATTGCTCAAACAACGCAGCAACAATCAAGTCCTGTTCAAGAACAGCCTAACGACAATTCTGAGAATTTTCCACCACCTCCTGGAAAACCAAATCAGCCTAGACATTATAGTAGAGAGGAAGCGTATAACGACCCTCAAAGCGATAGTGCTAGGTATTTAGATGAGTTAGAGACTTGGCGTGATGATATGACTGAATACAACACTTTGAGAACTCAGTATCAAGAAGCTGTAGTTGAAGAACGCATGCAAGCTCAAGAGAATGCAAGAGTAGCTGAAGCCCAAAAGCAACAAGCTTTTCAAGCAAAGAAAGCTCAAGAGCATAATATTAAAGAGCATGTGATGGCTAACTATGGAATGAATGAAGCAGAGACTCAAGATTTCATGCAAACAATGTCAAATCCTAAGTCATTAAATATCGATAATCTAGTTCAATTATATAGGTTGCAAAGAGGAGGAGCACCTACTCAAGTTGCTTCAAATCCAGAACCTAGTCCTGATTTTCAACAGTATCAAAATGCTCAGCAAGTACCATCGCCAATGGGAGTGATGCCTTCTGGTCAAACTAATGAAGATTCTAGGAGCCTTGAAGATAAGATTATGGATACAATGATAGGGAATTTTAATAGTAAAAATCCCTGGAAGTAATTTTATAATCCGCCCAACTGAAGGTCGAAAGACAGTTGAAGACGGGCTAATTTAAAGGATGGAACAATGGCGAATGTATTTTCGAATGCGGGAGGCCCTAATACAGCTGCAGCTGGAAGCGTTTCGTTAAACGATACTAGACGTAAGTTTAACTTCGGTGAACGTGTTGCTGAATTAGCTCCTATACAAAGTCCATTCTTCGTATATTTATCGAAGGTGGCAAAAAAAGCAACTAATGACCCTGTTTTTAAGTTTTTAGAACAGAGACATCAGTGGCAAAGACGTAATTTCCAGGTTAATATGGCTGGTAACTGGACAGTTAGTACAGATGGTAACGGACAAATAACTGATGCAGAGGCAGACAATTTAATCTTGGATTGTGGATATGACAAATATGGCAAAATTTTAAGTAATTCTGCTTGTCATTTCTTAGTACCAGGTTCTGTTTTAGCTATAGCAGATAGCACTGGAACTGTTCGTAGAATGAAAATTAATACGAATGCAGCTATCGCTCATAGTGG